GATACTTTAACCACTAATTCAACAAACGATGTTACTAGCTCTACGCAACAAAATTTTACACGTGCTAGAGGCAGACAGCTAGTTCTTAGAGTTCAATCTGATGATGACGCAGCTACAGGAGTGCGAACAGGTTTTAGATGGAGGCTAGGCTCTAGTAGAATAGATGTTAAAAACGATGGTAGAAGGTAGTGGCTAAACTACTTGAAACAAGACTACCTCAAGCAAATGGCCAAGTTGAAGCAGGAACTTTTAACCGATTAATTAGAATACTTGAAATAAACTTAGGTAAATTTGATACAAACTCTACGCCACAGTTTAGTGATTCTGAAATATCATCTTTAAATTTTAACGCTGGTGATGTAATATGGAATACATCTATTGATGTTTTGCAGGTTTATACTGGCAATCAATGGATACAGTTACATACTCCAAGCAATGCACAAGGCTTTGAGATGACTGCATCAGTGGGATCACTCTCTGTTAAAACCAATGGAGATATATCCATCAATATAACTGCAAATTAAATATGAAAAAATTATCTGAAGGAAACAAAGGTATACAGGCACTAGCAAAAGAAAACCCTGCTCTAGTAGAAGACAAGTTTGGTTATGATGTGCCAGGCTATTTTATGGGTGGCATGCTTGGTGTAAACGAAGCCGTTGACGAAGCTCAAGATGATTTAAACGATTTTATTTATGACTTTGAAGATGATGGTGGAATGGATGCAGGAACTAGAAATCCTAGTGAAATAGCAAAAATTATAAAAGATAAAAAAACTCCTAAAGAAAAAATGAAAGCAGTAGGAGAAATGCTTTCAATGATAGGAGGTTCAGTCTCAGATCTTACTCCTTTAACAAGTTCAGGAATACAACGTATAACTAAACCAAATATACCTAAAATAAGAAAACCACAATTTATACCACAAGGTTTTAGAAGAGGTGGTATGCCTGGTGGTATAGGTAGTTTATACGAGGAAGATTTTATATTTGACGATTTTAATATAAAAGATTATATAAATAATGTTTTAGGCGGAGGCACAACACCACAACTAACAGAAGAAGAACAAGCAGCCATGAGATTAGCTAGAGGCTATGGTGCATCTGGTTCTATGGGTGGGAGTGCTTATAGAGGCACAACTCCAGGTGCAGATATAACTATAGACGCACGATCAGAAAACCCTGCTGTTTACAAATTTTATCCTAGTGAGGTCTCAAAACTTTACTCTCAAATGAAAGGCGTGCCATTTTCCCCCTTGGTGGCACCGCCTAAAGAGGCAACTTTTGTTGATGATCTACAGCCAAGAAAAATTACAAGTCAACTATATGCTAAAGACGGTAAGTTTGTAGATAGAAGTGAATTAATTACAGGTCCAGGTGGAGAGCGAGGCGACAAAATACCAGCCATGTTAAGTGATGGCGAATTTGTTGTAAACGCTGCTGCCGTAAGAGGTATAGGTTTACAAGCTGGTGCAAATCCAGAGGATGAATACGAACAAAGATTACTCGGAGCTCGTAAAATGTACGAAATGCAAAAAATTGGAGAAGATTTTGCTAAGAAGTTGACATGAATTTAGTATTAGAAACTGTAGTTCCTAGTGCTGAAAATGGTCAAGATATTGCAAAATTTTTATCTGAAAATTTTTGGACAGAGCATTCTTTATCAGGAGAGCAGTCTCCTAAAATAGATTGGTCAAGAGCTTCTGCTCACATAAATCATTTTATGTTTGAAGGTATTGTGTATAATGTGAGTGATGGCGATAAAATCGTAGGTAGTATAGCTGTCGCACCTGATAAACATTGGTGGTCAGCAGAAGAATATGTAGGAGATGGATGGTTTTTTGTTTTACCTAAATACAGAAACCTAAAAGATCAAACATCGCCCTCACATCTTTTAATAGATGCAGTTATAGATTATGCTAATAAACTACAAAAGCCTTTAATAATGGGCGTGTTTAATTTACAAGGAGTTGAACGAGCTAAAAAATTATTTGATAAAAAAGGCTTTCACCAAATAGGTGGTATGTATTATAGGAATTAAATAAATATGTGTCTTAGTAAAACAAAGTCAGCACCACAAGCAGATATTATAACCACTCCTCAAACTGGATATTCTTTTGTATCTCCTTACATAGAAGATTATTCAAGAAGATTGTTAGCTTCTTACTTTGGATCACCTGGTGAATATGAAGGTTTAATATCAAAACCTAGAGACATACCTATAGAACAAACAGCAGGTCTTACACCACTACAAATACAAGCACGACAAGCCTCACAAGGCTTAGGACAATTTATGCCTTTTGTAGATCAAGCTAGAGGTATGATAGAAGAGGGTGCTGGAACTGTATCAGGTGGTATAGGTGCATTACAAAGAGCAGAGCAAAGTGGTATTGGTGCAACTCAAATGTTTGATCCTAGCAGTGCTTCAAGATTTTATGATCCATACGAAGATCAAGTGGTGCAACAAACACTTCAAGACATAAACCGAGCATCAGCACAACAAGATATAGGCTTGCGTGATAGAGCCATAAGTCAAGGTGCGTTTGGTGGATCAAGAGGTAGAATAGCTCAAGAAGAACTAGCAAGACAAACAGGCAGAGGTGCAGCTGAGGCTGTAGGTGCTCTTAGAAGTCAAGGTTTTGGCAGAGCACAAGACGCTGCAAGACAGTCATTTGAAGCACAACAAGGCAGACAAGCTGGACTTGCAAGCTTACAATCAGGATTAGCTGGACAACAAGCAGCCTTAGGTGGACAGCAAGCAGCACTAGGACAAGGAATTGCAGGTCTAGGGCAACAAGGTCAAGGTATGTTAGGAAATCAGATCAATATGCTGAATCAACTTGGAGCACAAGGACAAGCAACACAGCAAGCAGCATTGTCAAGACAGTTTGGTGCAGCACAACAGCTTGCTGCTGAACCAATGCAAAGATTACAACAAGGTCAAGCACTACTTGCTGGATCACCAATGGGCTCAATATCTGGAGGCACTGGATCGAGTGCTGTTCAGCGTGGTGTTTATCAACAACCAACAGCATTAGGACAAGCAGTTGGTGCAGCAGGAACTATTGCAACTCTTATGGGTTCAGACATTGATTTAAAAGAAAACATTACAAAGATAGGTGAGCTTGAGCCAGGTATCGGTTGGTACACATGGGATTGGAATGATAAAGGTAAAGCCATAGGTGCTGAATCAGAGCCAAGCGAGGGTGTGTTAGCTCAAGAAGTATTAGAAGTTAAACCAGATGCAGTGGTAGTTAAGGACGGCTACTACGCTGTTGATTACAGCAAGGTAATGTAATGCAAGGAATAATGTCTGGGCTAGAGCCTACACCTCAAAGAAACGAAGAGGAAGTTCTAAAACAAATGCTAGAAGACAGGGCTGTTTTAGAATTAGAAGATAGGCTTGGAATTAAAATACCAAGAAGCACAGATGAATCAGAAGAAAATTTAATTAATAAAGTTTTACAAATAACAGGAAAACCTATAAGTAAAAAAGGAGATGAGTTTTCTTACGGTAAAGATGATGGATTAAGTTTTTATATAAACCCTAAAATAAATGGTGCTGGTATTAGATACAATAAAAAATTTGCAGATGGAGGCATAGCTGCTTTTGCAGATGGTGGCTTTCCTGATCTAAGTGGTGACGGCAAAATAACTCAAAAAGATATTCTGATGGGTAGAGGCGTTATTAAAAAAGCTAACGGAGGTATAGTTAAGCTTCAAGAAGGTGGTGATTATAAATTTAATGCAAAAGACTTAATGATGTTGACAGGACTTGGTGGTTTGTACGCTGCAAGAAATCCTGAACGAGCTAAAGGTTTTTTGAAAAATTATATTTTTGATTACACAGATCCAATGGATTATGCAACACTGCCATTATATGCAGCAGGTCCGTTAGGTGGAGCAGCTAATAAAGCTCTTAAAGCTAGAAGGGTGGCAAAAAATATAAAGAAAGCTAGCAACTTAGAAAAAGGTTTAGTCAATCCAGTTGTTAGCACAGGTATACCAGCAGGCACATTAACTTATGAGTTAGATCCAATAAACACAGTTAAAAATATAATGTCAGATCCAGAGGTCGACACTGAGTATTATAACAACCCAAACATAGCTTACTATAATGATGAGACGGATATGTATTTTTATTATGATCCAAAAGACACAGAAGAGCCGTACAGATATTTTGAAGGAGATATACCATCAGGATATGTTTTAGAGGATGTTGAATAATGGTAGTAAAAGCAGCTAAAAATATACCAAGTTTTATTAAGATACCTAAGATTAAAACAAAACCACCTAAACCAGATATAAAACCACCTAAACCTAAAAGCAGTGGTACAAAAATTAATGAAACAATAAAAGCAGCTAAACCTAAAAAAACTAAAGCTAAAACCACTAAACCTAAAACTGCCGCTACAATACAAGAGGGAACTCCAACTAAAAAAACTTTTATGCAAAGAATACCAACCACTGCAAAAGTTGTTGTTCCTGCTGTGGCAGGTGCAAGTATTGTTCCAGCTTTTTTTAGAGATGGAGACGAAGATAAGGTTAAACCAGACCAAGATTTTACAATAAGCAATCCCATTACAAACGATGAAATGTTTGAAAGTGATACAGGCGGTAGTATTCCAGATACAAACCCTAGCGATTGGGCAGAAATTATGAAAGCAAGACTGGTCAACGATCAAGGTTTTGAGTTAGATCAAAAAGGAGATTTTGTAAACAAACCTAAATTTAGAAACTATTTAAGATCATTACCTAAAGCTTATATGGATAAGGTTAGTGTTGATCAAGACTTTGCTAAAAAAATGATGGCAGGTTTTTTAAACATGATGAAACCTGTTGAGGGTTTTGTGCCTGTTAATCCTTTTGTTGCATTTGGTGAAGGATACTTAGGTGAAGAGTCAAGACAAGCTGACATGCTACCTGCTGATGTTCAAACATTAAAATTTTTAGAACAAAACCCAAGACTAGCTAAGTTATACAGAGAAAATTTACAAGCTGAAGCTGGAGTATTATTGTCAGATGTAAAAGCAGAAGACGCTTCGGGTTATTACAATCTTTTAATAGGTGATTTAGCAAGAAAACAAAATGTTTCAATAGATCAAATAGCATCAGGTAACTATGAACTTTATTACGGAGACACTCCAGTAGGAGAAACTTTTATACTTGGACAAATAGGTAAAGGTGTAAATGTTTTGGCTGATCCAAATTACAGCTTAAAAGCAGTTGAATAATGCCCATCATAACCTTTTCTGATGGTTCTTCTTCTTACATACCAGATGAAAGACCTGAGACTATAGCTGAAGCTAGAAGAATCCATGAACTAAATAAAAAAGGTGAAGCTAGTGTGCTAGGTGATGTAGCTCGTCAAGGTGTAAGAGGGTTACAAAAGATTGGAGAAGGTCTAGCCACCACAGCAACCTCAGGTGTTGATCTTCTTTTTGATACTGACCTAACCAAAGATGTAACAGAGTATTACAAAAGCATAGATGTAGGAGAAGCTGAAACCACAGCAGGTGAAATAACAAGATACATGGTTCAGTTTGGATTACCTGGTTTTGGTGCAGCAGGAGTTCTATCAAGATACGGCAAGATGGGTAAAATAAAATCAGCCTTAGGTGGTGGTCTTGTGGATGGAGCCGTAGCCACAGATGATGTTCTAACTCTTTCTGATACATTTATAAATAAAAGTGAGTCAGACGAAGAGAGATTGGCTAGGCTTGAGGGTGCAGAAGCAGCTAGAGCTAGGCTATTAGATAGACTAGAGGTAGCAGCAGAGGGTGCTACTTTTATATTAGGACTACCTCTTGCAGGTAGATTGGCAACAAGCATAGGTGGTAAAACAATAGATACCCTAGCACCTGCGGCTTCTTTCGCAGTAAAAGCTGTTAGTCCAAACAGAAAAAAAGGAGAGTTACAAAAGACAGCGTTTGAATCTAACAAGGGCATGGCTAATTTTCTTAAAAAATATTTTACTTTTGCATCAGAAAGACCTGATGACTATACAGCACAAGTCATGGCTACTAAAACATTTCAAATTAAAGCAGCCCAAGAAGCTGTTGATGCTACCTTTGATACGATTATGAATACTACGCAGAAAGCCATTACTCAAGGGACAATAAATCAAACTAACGCTTTAGCATTAGCAAGAAGCATAGAAGATTTTATGTTTCCTAGAATAAGAATTGATTTTCAATCTCCTAACATGAAAACTGCTGACAAAATTAAAGAAGCAAGAAAGTTACAAAAACAAGCAGAACAAAATATTAAAAATTTAGAAAATGAATTTATTAATTATCAGTCCATGGGACTTGATGATAGATTAAAAATATCTACATTATTAAAAAATAACAGAGATATTTTTGATACTTACTCTCAAAATGTTTTAAATTATAGCGATGAGGGTGCAGACGGTTTTATGCACTTATTTATACCACAAGAATTAAGAGAGGCTATAGCAGCAAACGCAGGTCTGTATGGCACAAGAGCGTACAAAGCAATGATTGATAATACATATACTATTAATCCAGAGTTTCAAGCTAAAGCAATTAAAGAAATACAAGAAACATTTGGTGTTAGTAAAGTAGAAGCAGAGAATGCTTTTAGTGGACTGTTAAATCCTGGACCAAAGAATAAAAGTGGTTTTGCTTTTGAAACAGATCAAATGTTTTTACAAGGATTAAATTCAGATAGTGGTATATTAAAAGGTAGAACTTTAACTAACCTACCAGAAACAAGAAGAGCTTTAGGAGAGGCTGCTGGATATTTGCAAGGCGATTGGAAGTCTGCTTTAAACAACACTAAACTTACTGCTAGTGTTACATCTCAAAGATTGTCTGCTTTGACAGCTAAAGCAGATATGTTTAACAACTTAAAAAAACTAGATGACATAGCTGATAAAACAGGTGGCGTAAAATTTTTAAGACCAAAAGGTTTTTTTGGTAATGATCCTAAAACAGGTAAACCTTATACAGAGTTTGCTATGAGCGATCCAAATAACATAAGAGAACAAATTGTATTTAAAAGATTTAATGATGATGCAGGTGCACTTGCAGGATCTTATGCAAGAGCAGACGTACATGATTCTTTAATGGCAGCAGTTTCAGATCAAACTGCTAACTCAAACATACTTAGAAAAATATACACTTCATTTTTAGCTATAAAAGCAGGTTCTCAATATGGTAAAACAGTTTTATCTCCTGGGGCACAAGTAAGAAACTTTACTAGTATTCCATTTTTTTCTTTACTAAATGGCAACCTTGGTAGCACAGGTAGATTTGTAGATGCAGTGGGAACAAGTTTTTCTGGACTCTTTGATCCAAAGAAAAGAATATTAAAAGCAGATAAGATTAACGAAGTTATAGAAGAGGGAATACTTCAAAGAGGTGGTGCAAATCTTGGAGAGATAAGAGAGGTAGCTAAAATAGCAAGCGATGAATTTAATGTTCTTGGAAAAATAGGAAAAGCTAAGGACGCTAGTAGCATGAAATTTTTTGAAAAAGCATACGGTATGACTGACGATACTGGTCGTGTGTTTGGATACTTAAATGAAAAAGAAAGATTTTTACAAGCTGTTTTAAAAGAACCAGATTCGTTTATACCTATAGATGCTGCTAAAAATTTAGTAAAGTTTTCTGATTTAATAGAAGCTGGAAAAGGTGGTGCAAAAATAAAACCATCTGCAATTATAAATAAATATGGCGAAGAAGGTTTAGAATCTTTTGTTAGAGGTGAGATGGGAGAGGTTGCAGCCAACACCATACAAAACTATAAAAGAGTAGTGCCTGGTGTTGGAGTTGTTATAAGAAAATCACCTCTTGGTAACTTTGTTGCGTTTCCTGCTGAGATAATGAGAAACACGACTAACGCTGTATCAAGAGGTATAAAAGAGTTGGCTAGTGATAGTAAAGAACTACAAAAAATAGGTATGCGAAGATTAACTGGTGCTATGGTTACTACCACTACTTTACCGACTGCTTTAGTTGGCCTTGGATCAGCATTAACAGGCGTAACAAAAGAAAAAATAGACGCATATAAAAGATCGTTTGCTGCACCTTGGGATAGAACAGCATCACTTATACCAATAGCCTCTGATAAGGACGGTAATCCTACACAGTTTATAAACTTTAGTTACATGAATCCATACGATTATTTAAAACGTCCTGTTACTAGAGTTTTTCAAGAAGTTGCTAATGGAAATCGTGATGAAGAATCTTTACAAAAAATATTATTGAAAGGAACATTTGGTGCTGTGCAAGAAATATTCCAACCTTTTGCAGAACCTGCTTTCTCTGCTCAAGCTATTCTTGAGGCTACGAGAGGAGAAACACGTACAGGTAAAAAAATATGGGGAGTATCAGACAATGTTGGAGATAGAGTAGCTAAAAGCATGTATTACATTTCAGATCAAATATTACCAACCATAACACCTTTTAGAATACAAGCTGATATAAGCAATAAAGGACCACTTGGAGTATCTAGGCCAGAAATGGTATCCAAAAATTTTCCACGTGCTGTATTTGGTAGCACTAACAAACAAGGCGAAGATAAGATAACTGATAGAATGGGTAACGTTATAGATGTAGAAGAAACTTTAATGCAAGCTTTTACTGGATTAAAGGTAGTTAAACCACAAGTAGATAGGTCTATGTTATACAGAGGCTTTGAAGCTAACGATGCCATAAGAGACGCTACTAATACTTTTAATTCGTTGCTTAGAAATAATGATCCAAAAACAGCAGAGGAATTATTGCAAGGGTATATGTTTCAAAATGAAAATAGATTTAAAGCATTAAGAGATTTATACACTGCAATAGAAGATGCTAGAGCATTAGGCATGTCTGAAAGACAAATAGAACAAAAATTAAAAGACGCTAAAGTTGCTAACTATGAAATGGTTATGAGAGGAATATTTAAACCAATTACAGTAAGCCCAGAACTATTAAGACAAGCACAAGAGAGAGGCACAGATATTAACCCAGCTGCTTTACCTGTTGCTGAACAAAGACTAAGACAAGACCTTGAGGGTGCTTTCATAAATCCATTACAAATAGAAAGATCAAGAGCATCGCAAGTATTAAGAGAAGAAGAAATGGATAAACTTACAGGTGGCACCTAAAAAGGCACACCTGTTTCAACCCAAGGTCTTATACTAGATATTGTTCCATTCAAAAGCTTTCTAACATTCTCACACTGAACGATCAGTTCTTTTGGAAAGTTGCTATTGACTATCTCTATCAGCTCCTCACTAGAATAAAAGTTATCTCCTGTAGATTGTTTGTTCTTGGCTACATTAACAAACCTAAAGTCATCTTTCTCATAGACTACAAAGGTATCATCAACTTGTAATACTTTAGCTGGTATTAGTTCAGGTATATAGTTATGACCTGCACAGCCTGTGATTTGTTTTTCTTTGCTTATCACTTTGTTCCGCGTGGAACAAATCCATTCGCCTGTTTCAATATCTGGATTAGAAAAACGACAAGACCTACAGTGTAGTTTCTCAGGCAAAGACCTACCAAGATATGCGGCCTGTTGTTTCTTTGACATGTAACTGCGTATTCTGTAGTCAGTCAATGGTATGTTATTTTCTGGCGGTGTCTTGGTCTTTAATATGTTTTCAGCTTTGTCCATAAACATTTCAAACTTTAAATAATCAAAGTCTATGATCTCTGTGTATAGAGCAGAGTTGTTCTTGTTATAAACAATAGCTATGCAATGATCTAGTTTAAACAAGCCCATATACAAATGGATCTGTGCGTCATACTCCTCTGACCAATTACAATAGCTACCTAGTTTTTCTAGCTTGTTAAAACGATTGTCGTTAGCTGTCTTGAACTCTAGTAAGTATGGCTTGTTTGGTTTGAGTCCTGGTAAGTTCTTAGCCACACCGTCTATGTGTCCTTTTAAATGGCCACCAAATGCTTTGGTTTCAAACTGTCTGCCGTCCTTTTGCACATCGTAGATAGTTGCACCTGGTATCTTGCGTAGCTTTTCGATTAAGTGATCTTCTACTACATTACCTAAGTCTAGCAACCTAAGAACTCTTGGCTCCCATTCATCAGGCATGAGCCAGC